TAGATAAAACTGCTGTGGGTTTTGATAATAGGGATGAGGGTTTTCCTTCTGCTGGTCGTGTGGCTTGGGATGCTTGGGGTGGCGATGCAGGTCAAGATTGGGTGAATGGTTTGCCTAGTGAGTCTGCTATTCGTGCTTTAGGTAGTGCGATTGGTATAAGTGATTTTGACGATACGCTTTATGTTTCTGGTGGTTTGAATCAGGCTGTCTATTCTTACATTGAAGCGCAGGATGTTGATTTGGTTGTTGTTACTGGCAGACATGAATCGAATCGTGAAGAGACTACTGCTTTATTGAATAAACTTGGAGTAGATTATTTAGATTTGATTATGCAGCCAGATAATCAAAATGATAGTGCCCTGTATAAGGGGGCTGTTGCTGAAAAGTTTTTGGCTGATGGATTGGATGTGGTTTTTGTGGTTGAAAATAATGCTGAAGCTCGTGCTGCCTATAAGGAAGCCGGTGTGAGTGTTGTTGTCGATCCTGCGGATTTACCTGAATCAAATGAAGGAAGAGCTATGGAAGAGATGTCAGTTACCGAGTTGCAGGATAAGGTTTACAGTTTAAAGGATGATGCTTTAGAAACTATCGCCAAGCTCTCTGAGACTGTTTATAAACTTTGTGAAATTGTTGACTCTATGAGTGAGCCTGCTCTTGTTGTTGAGCCTTTGGATGTTCCTGCCGAGATGTTGGTTGAAGAAGATAGTGTTCGTTTTGTTGAGCCTTCTAAGGTTGCTGAATTGCATGAGCGCGGTGAGCGTGTAACTAAGGGCATTGAACAGCGTGTTGCTTTTCAGGATTTAGAGATTCGCCAGGAAGGTGATGGCATGACCTTGCGCGGTTATGCAGCCGTATTCAACTCACCTTCTCAGCCTTTGCCTTTTATTGAGACTATTGAGCGTGGAGCTTTTAGGGATTCTTTGAACTCTCGTAATGACATCAAACTTCTTTGGAATCACGATACAAGTACTGTTCTAGGTTCTACTCGTGCAGGTACTCTAAAGCTTGTTGAAGATGAGCGTGGCCTTTATGTTGAAGCCAATTTGCCTGACACTCAAGCGGGGCGTGATGCGGTTATTAGTATTCAGCGCGGGGATGTAACTGGTTTTAGTTTCGGCTTCAGGGTTGCTGCTGGTGGCGATGTTTGGCTTAACGCTAATGAGCGTGTCCTAAAGCGCGTGAACATCCATGAAGTGTCTGTTGGTGTGGCTTTCCCTGCTTATCTAGGGACTGAAGGGACTGCCAATGTTAGATCTGTTACTGATTTGACTGGCAAGATTGCTCGCTTAGCTGAGATTCGCGGAGTGTCTGCTGAAGAGTTGACTGATGCTCTTTTGGCTCTTGAAGCCGGTGATGAGTTGACTGCTCGCCAGGGTGAACTTTTGACTGATACTCTTGGCAAGGTTCTAAAGCAAGATCCTGAAGTTACTAACCCTAACGCGATTTTGGACTTGAAGAAGAAAGAGCTTGATTTACTAATGAAGCGCGTATAATTTAAGTATTGCCCTTGCGTGGTGTTGGTTGGCAATAAATAAAGAAACCTAACTTTCTTTTCCCCCTGATTTGTCCCAGGGGGTTTTCTTTTATGCGAATGTATATATTTGGGGTATAGACTTTATTTATCAGGTGTGTTTATCCCCTGAGTTTCTGGCTGAGTGTACTCGCCTAATCCCCCTAAAAACTATGTTCTTGAAAGGAACAAACCTAATGAGCGATTTTATTGCTAAGCAGGTTGATGCTAAGGCTAAGGCTTGGCACGAAGCTAAGGAACTGATTGATTCAGTTGAAGCTCGTGGCGGCGTTTGGTCTGGTGAAGATGAGGCTAAGTACGCTTCTCTAACCGCAGACATCAACAAGAGAAATGAACTAATCGAACTTGAACAGCGTGAAGCAAAGACTTCTGATGCGATTGCTAAGGCTGCTGTCAACTTCAAGGATGCATCTGTTTCTGACAACGAATCAGACATTCTTCGCAAGATGGCTATGGGCGAAATGCGTGGACATGAGTTCCGCGCAATCACTGGTTCTTCAACTGGTGCGCCTGTTCCTACATCTTTCTACAACGAAATTGTTAAGGTTGCTCGTCTAGTAAACCCACTGCTAGAGTATGCAACTGTTATCAACACTGCTTCAGGTGAAAACTTGCAGATCCCTTCACAATCTGCTTTCTCAACTGCTGCAATCGTTGGCCAGGGTTCTTCAATTGGAACTTCAGAGCCTACTTTTAACGCGTTCACAACTCTAAGCGCTTACAAGTTCTCAGCTTTGTCTCAACTATCTCGCGAGCTTGTTCTCGATGCTGGTGTTGACATTGTTGGTTTCTTGGCTGACCAGTTTGGTAACGCTTTCGGTTACGCTATCGGCGACAAGCTAGTTAACGGAACTGGAACTGTTGAGCCTACTGGTTTCCTACCTGTTGCTGGTACTGGTGTTACTGGTTCAACCGGTGTATCAGGTGCTTTCACTGCTGACAATGTTATTGACCTTGTTTACAGCCTTGATGGTGCGCTTCGCAGCAAGCCTACTTTCGCGATGCTAGCAAACTCAACATCAATTGCTGCACTGCGTAAGCTGAAGGACTCTTATGGTCAGTACTTGTTCAACATTGGTACTGGTCTAGATACTCGCGACCTTGTTCTTGGTGTGCCTGTTATCGAGACTCCTGCTATGCCTAGCCCTGGCACTGGTGTTAACTCTCTTGCAGTTGGAGATCTAAAGGCTCTCTATGTAAGAAACGCTGGTGGCCTTCAGGTTGACCGCTCTGATGACTACGCCTTCGGAAACGACTTGGCTACTTGGAGAGCAACTTGGAGAATTGATGGAGCGCTTATCCAGAAAGCAAACATCAAGAAGTTCAAGGGTGGAGCTAGCTAATAGCCTTCCTGCTTCATTGAGAAACCCCCTAAACTCAAAAGGTTTGGGGGGTTTTTCTATTAGAGTATTTGCATGACAACTAAAGCCGCTATTGCCTGGTATTCAAACTCTCTTAATCAGCCGACTGGTTATGGTACTCAATCTAAGCAGGTCATTGAACGACTTGTTAGGGATGGCCATAAGGTTGCGATGCTTTCTAATTATGGTGGTGAAGGTGTCAATAGCCTGATTGAGACTGGTGCGGGTTTGATTCCGCATTACAGCAGGGGAATGAATCAGTATTCGACTGATGTTATGCCTTTGCATTATGCGCATTGGAAGGCTGAGAATCCTAAACTGCCTTCTTGGTTGTTGACTCTTTATGATGTTTGGGTTTTTGATAACCCTGCGCTTGATGCTATTCCTATTGCTTCTTGGACTCCAATAGATCATCAGCCTGCGCCTGAAAAAGTTTTGGCGTGGTTGAGGAAGCCTAATGTTACGCCTATTGCGATGAGTGTTTTTGGTAAGAACATGATTGAGCAGGCAGGTATTGAATCTGAGTATATTCCGCATGCGATTGATACTAAAGTTTTCAAGCCAACTAAGGATTTGCCTGAAGGTATTTCTGGGCGTGAGTTTGTTGGTGGTGAAAACAATTTTGTTGTTGGAATGAACTTTGCTAACAAGGCTGGCGGGTTTATCCATCGTAAAGCTGTTGCTGAGAACTTTCTTGCTTTTGGTTTGTTTGCTCAAAAGCATGATGATGTTGTTTTGTATTTGCATACTGAGCCTTATGGTAAGCAGTCTGGGTTTGTGTTGCCTAACATTCTTGCTGCTTGTGGTGTCCCTGCTGAGAAGGTGAAGTTTGTTGACCCGATTGCTTATCAGTATGGGATTAGTCAGGAGAGTTTGGCTGCGATCTATTCTGGTTGGGATGTTGGTTTGTTTACTAATTATGGGGAAGGGTTTGGAGTTCCGCAGGTCGAGTGCCAAAGCGCGGGTGTGCCTATTATCACAAGTAACTTTGCTGCTTCGGCTGAGCTTGCTTCGCCTGATAGTTTCCTAATCAATGGCCAGCCTTTATGGGATGCCGGTCAGCATACTTGGTTCAATGTCCCTAATGTGCAGGCTATTGCTGATGCTCTTGAGCAGGCGTACCAGCGCGGGCGTAAAGAGTTCCCTGACACTTTGGCTTTTGCTCAACAGTATGATGCAGACAAGATTTACCAAGAGAAATGGAAGCCACTTATCAAGAAGTTATCTGAGAAGTGATCCCTGTTTTAGGTTTCTTGACTTATTCAAGATTTGACATGGCTGACCGCCTGCTTGCTTCTATTGATTATCCTGTTGAGAATCTTGTTATTGTGGACAATTCGGGAAGGCGTGAGTATCAGCCTGTAAAGCCTGAGCTTGTAAAGAACTTGTGGTTTATTCAGTTGCCTTATGGTTTGGGTTATGGCGGGGGTTTGAATCTGATTGTGAAGAGTACGCCTTTTGCGCCTTATTGGGTTTTGGTGAATGATGATGCTGTTTTTCTTCCTGGTGCGTTGGAAAAGATTGCTCGCAAGGTTGATACTGAGGCCATCAACTTCTTGAGTATTTACCCGAAATGGTCAGGGTTTGTTTTGGGTGAAGGTGCAGTTTTGAAGGCTGGTTTGTTTGATGAGCGTTTTCACCCGATCTATTTTGAAGATAATGATTATGAGCGCAGACTTGAGCAGGCTGGGGTTAAGGCTCACTTTATTCATGCTGCGCTGAGACATGACAATTCCAGCACTTTGGCTTCAGGCTTTCAAACTAATAATGATTTGACTTTTCAGCGTAATCATAAGCTCTTTGAGAAGAAGATTGCTGAGCAGGATTTTGGGGAAGGTAACTGGAGTTTGCAGATTAGAAGGGCTAACAGTTGGGAAAAGTAGTTTATACAGGGGGAACTTTTGACTTGTTCCATTCGGCTCATGTACGCTTTCTCAAGGCTTGTAGAAGGCTTGCAGGGCAGGATGGTGAAGTAGTTGTTGCCTTGAACACTGATGCCTTTATTCAGGCGTATAAGGGCAAACCGCCTATTATGAGTTTTGCTGAGCGTAAAGAAGTTCTGCTGGGTTGCAAGTATGTGGATGCTGTTATTTCTAACATTGGCGGGGCAGACTCGAAACCTAGCATTGAGCAGGTTATGCCTGACTTTATTGTTATTGGCGATGATTGGGCGAGAAAAGATTATTACGCTCAAATGCAGTTCTCTAGGGAATGGTTAGATCAGTTAGAGATTCAGCTTATTTATGTCCCTTATACTCCTGGCATTAGTACTACTGATTTGAAAGCCCGCATTACTGCTGGCAAGGTAAACTAATAAGGACTTTAGGAGTTTATTTTGGCAGTTACTAACGGCTATTGCACTCTTGCGGATGTGAAGGCAGCGCTTCGCATTACTGATTCTGTTGATGACTCTTTGATTGAGCAAAGCATTAACTCGGCTTCTCGCATGATTGACCAATACTGCAACCGGTTCTTCTATTCAACTGGTGCAGGTGTTGTCCGCTATTTTCAGGCGAATGATGGTTTTATGTGTTGGATTGATGATTTACAAACATTGACTGAGCTAAAGACTTCTTCAACTGATCCGCTAATTTTTGATACAACTTGGCAGAGTGGCGATTATCAGCTTCTTCCGCCTAATCAACTGGCTAATGGTGCGTATTCACCTTATACAGCGATAACCGCGACAGATAACTATTTATTCCCTGTTTGGGCAGATATTGCTTTAGTCAAAGTAACTGGAACTTGGGGTTGGGCTAGTGTTCCTGAGCCAATCAAGTTTGCTTCAATTATCCAGGCTTCAAGATTGTTTAAGCGCCTAGAGTCTCCGCTGGGTGTTGCCGGTGTTTCTGACATGGGTATTATGCGTGTTGGTTACAGCATTGATGGCGATGTTGCTCAACTAATCAATCCGTTTAGGCTGCTTAGAACAGGCGCATAATGGCTATCAGCAACCTTAGAACGGCTTTAGGAAATAACCTAAAAACTATTTCAGGGCTGAGAGTTGTTGAGACTTTGCCTGATGTGGTCAACCCGCCTATGGCCATGATTGGTATTGAGCGAGTCCAATACAACAAGCAAAACAATCGTTCTATGGCCGAATATACTTTCAAGGTTACAGTCGTTTTGGGGCGTGTTTCTGAACGCTCAGCTCAGCAGGCGATGGATGTTTATATTGCTCCTGGTAGCGGTTCTATCAAGTATGCGATTGAATCAGATCGCACTCTTGGCGGTTATGCTTTTGATGTGTTTGTTGCTGAGACAAGTGCAATTGGGGCAGTTAGTATAAATGCATTAGACTATTACAGTGCCGAGTTTTCGGTTCAAGTATTCGCAAGTTAAGGATAAATAATGGCAATCTTTGTCGCAACAGACTTCAGCGTTAGCATCAATGGTTCTACTGCTTTGGCTTCATACCTGACTCAGGTTGAGCTAAAGGCTTCTGCTAACGATATTACAACTACTGCTTTTGGTAGCACTTGGGTTACCCGCGTTGCTGGTTTGAAGGAAGGTTCTTTGACTCTTCAGTTTAATCAGGATTATGCTGCTTCAACTGTTGATGCAACTCTTTGGCCGCTTCTTGGAGCTAACGCGACTGTTGTAATCAAGCCAACAAGCTCAGCGGTTTCAAGTGCAAACCCTGCTTATACTGCTATCTGCTTGGTTACTGATCTAACTCCTGTTTCAGGTCAGATTGGTGATTTGGCTACTTTCTCAGTTACTTGGCCTACAACTGGAACAGCCACACGCGCAACTGCCTAATCTTTAGGCTAGAGTAATTGCATGAATGAAATAACTCTTACAATTACTTTCGTTGATGGCACTTCTTTAGAAGTCAATACTTCGGCTGGCGATGTAGTCAAATGGGAAGCCTATTTTGATTTAGGCATTGACAAGCTTGAAAAGGCAACTCACCTTCTTTACCTTGCATGGTTGGCTGTTAAGCGACTAAAGAAAACTGGTGAAGAATTTGATGGTTGGGTTGACCTTGTTTCGACTGTTGGGGTTTCTGACCCAAAAGCCTAAAGCCTTTAGGTGTTGACTCTTTCCATTGGATGATTGCCAATCTTGCTGTTGCAACAGGTATCGCCCCTAGTGTTCTAATGGAAGAGAGTGATCGCATGCTGAACACAATGTTGTTTGCGGTTAGATATCAAAGGGGTGAAAATGGCTGAACCTACTGTTATCTATGATGTAAAAGGTTTGCTTCGGGATTTAGAAGGTTTACAACCTGGACTAAAGAAAGAGCTTGTCCGAGATGCTAAGGCTATTGGTAAACCTATTGCTTCAATAATAAAGTCTCAGATTCCTACTACTGCTCCGCTTTCAGGTATGGTTCACACTGGTCGAACTGGTTGGGGTGTTGGCAAGCCAGCGAATAGTGTCACGGTCAAGTTTCGTTCAGGGCGTTCGAGATATTCTGCGGTGACCGCTTTAGTTTCTGTTTGGGTCAATTCGCCTATGACTGCCATCGCGGATATTGCTGGTAAAGGTTCTATGCGTAAAGCTAAGAAGATTACTAGTGAATATGCGTATAAGGATTATGTTCGCAGACACTCAATAACAACGCAGGGTCGTTGGATGATCAAGAAGTTGAAGGAACGCAATCTAAATAACTTCGTTTATCCCAATGTTGAA